GATCATTTCAATAACAATCGATTCTCTATCGTACTTGCGTGTCGGCAGTCTGGCAAGTCGATCAGTTCGGTAGGGTACATAATCTGGTATGCTTGTTTTCATAGTGAGAAAACCATTGCCATACTTGCAAACAAAGGTGCGACTGCAAGGGAGATGTTGGCACGAGTCACATTGATGCTAGAGAATCTTCCATTCTTTCTCCAACCGGGAACAAAGGCACTAAACAAAGGTTCGATTGAGTTTAGTAATAACTCTCGAATCATTGCCGCTGCAACCTCTGGTAGTTCTATTCGTGGTATGTCGGTCAACCTCTTGTTCCTAGACGAGTTCGCATTTGTTGAAAGAGCAAATGAGTTCTACACATCTACCTATCCAGTAATTTCTGCGGGTAAAGACACCAAGGTAATTATCACATCGACTGCCAATGGTATCGGTAATACCTTCCACAAGATATGGGAAGGTGCAGTACAGAAGGTCAATGAGTTTGTTCCATTCACCGTAAACTGGTACGATGTACCGGGAAGGGATGAGGAATGGAAGAAGCAGACAATCGCAAATACATCTCAATTACAGTTCGATCAGGAATTTGGGAATACTTTCTTTGGGACAGGCGACACCCTAATTAATGCCGAGACATTATTGGGGTTTAGAGCAGTACAACCCTCTACACATCGTGAGGGTGGTGACTTATTAATATACGACAATCCAGACAAAGAACACGAATATGTTATGTGTGTGGATGTATCAAAAGGAAGAGGACAGGATTATTCTACATTTAATGTAATCGACATTAGCACGAGACCTTTCAAACAGGTTGCTGTCTATCGCAATAATACTATATCTCCATTACTCTTTCCTAATGTTATATATAAGTACGCAAATTTCTACAATGAAGCATATGTGGTAATTGAGTCCAATGACCAAGGCACGGTTGTCTGTAATGGACTGTATCAAGACCTCGAATACGAGAATCTTCATATGGAATCGGCAGTCAAGGCAGACCGCATCGGTATCGAAATGAACCGCAAGGTCAAACGATTAGGTTGTTCCTCTATCAAGGATATACTTGAACAGAAGAAGTTAGACATCCTAGATGAGAATACCATCATGGAGATTTCTACATTTACTGCGAGAGGTCAGTCATATGAGGCATCGGATGGAAACCATGATGACCTAATGATGAATCTGGTGATGTTCGGATATTTTGTTACATCTCAGTTCTTTGCTGATATGACAGACATCAATCTAAAAGAGATGATGTTCTCCAAGAAGATGAAAGAGATCGAGGATGATGTACCACCTGTTGGTTTCATTGATGACGGATTAGATGATGTTCGTATGGAAGAAGAACAAAGGAATATGGGATGGCACGATTTTGAAGGGAGTACAGGTGTAGAAGAATGGTAGTATTCACCTCTTCCCAAACACTAAGTTAATTATACAGTGAAATACAGAGAAAGTCAAGTTTTTTTCTATAAATATGCTTTCTTATAAATAAATGTATTGAGACTACCGTATTCTAATGCGGTGTTCGCACCGTATTATGTTCACTTATAATTAGATAAACGAAAGGATAAAGTTATGGCACTTTTTACACCCTCTGCTTCCCCTGCTGTGACAGTAAAAGAGATTGACCTTACAGGCGTAGTGCCTAATGTTCAAACTTCTACTGGTGCATTTGTGGGAAATTTCGGTTGGGGCCCTGTAGGTGAAGCAACTCTAGTTTCTGATGAAACTGGACTTGTTACTACCTTCTCTGCACCGACCAACTCAAACACGGTAGATTTCCATTCTGCCGCTTACTTCTTACGGTATTCAAATTCTTTATTTGTTGTCCGTCAGCAAGGATCAGACGCAAAAAATTCCGCTGGTTCTAACACCAATAAAACCGTTACACAGACAAATTATAACAATTTAGATGCGTTCGACAACGCAACAATTGATTCTGGTGATGGAGCATTCATTGCAAAATATCCGGGACAACTTGGTGACTCTTTACGAGTTTCTATGGTAGGTTCTGCTGATAGTGCGAGTTCTGCAACCACTGCATTCAACAACTGGGCATACAAAGGTTCTTTTGATGCCGCTCCTTCAACATCTGCGTTTGCTACAGAACAAGGTGCAACCAATGATGAAGTTCATATTGCGGTTATTGACCGTGATGGTGGAATCTCTGGTGTTGCAAACACTGTACTAGAAACCTTCCCATTTGTATCTGTTGCTTCTAATGCAAAGAATGCCGATGGTACTTCAAACTACTACAAAGATGTGTTGAGATCACAATCTGCATGGATTTATGCAGGAGTTTCCCATGTGGGAACTGACTCAGCAGGAAAATCTGACTTTGGTGGTTCTAGTAACCAGTGGGGAGAGATCACTGCGACTAGCAGAGATTTTTCTACTGGACAAGTATTTGCAAATACGCAATCAACTTGGGACTTTGATGGTGGTGTTACTTCTTCAAGTATCTCTACATCAGAGATTGCTCTTGGATACGATAAGTTTGAAGATGCAGAAAACATCGAATTAGATTTCCTTATTCCACCAGAACTGGCAGATGCATCCTCAGTAAATACTGTGGTAAATGACCTAGTTTCTATTGCAGAAGCACGAAAAGATTGTGTGGTAGTTGCCTCACCAGATCGTGCCGCTGCCGTTACGACTAACACTAATGCCGCTGTTAAAACAACTGGTGATGGTTTCACTAAGTCTTCTTACTTGATACAAGACAACAACTATCTCAAGGTGTTCGACAAGTACAACGATAAGTACATCAAGATTCCTGCTTGTTCTTCAACCGCAGGATTAATGGCATCAACCGATTTGGTTGCCGCCCCTTGGTTCTCACCCGCTGGTGCGAGACGAGGTCGTTATCTTGGTATTACTGACATTATTGTACCTAGTACAAAGACTGAAAGAGACACTCTTTACAAGGCAGGAATTAACCCAATTGCTAATATTCCCGGTGAGGGAGTTATGCTCTTTGGTGATAAGACTAATATGTCACGACCATCTGCGTTTGATCGCATCAATGTTCGTAGACTGTTCCTTGCAATTGAGAGAGCAATTGGTATCGCTGGTCGAAACGTAATGTTTGAATTCAATGACGAGTTTACTCGTGCTGAGTTCGTAAACATTGTAGAACCTTTCTTACGAGAGATTCAAGGTAGGAGAGGTATCACAGAATTTAAAGTAGTCTGTGATGAGACCAACAATCCTCCCTCTGTTGTTGACCGTAATGAATTTATTGCATCTATCTTCATCAAACCCGCTCGTTCTATCAACTATGTAACATTGAACTTTGTTGCTGTTAGAACTGGTGTTGAGTTTGAAGAAGTAGTTGGCACAGTATAAGGAGTATTGAGAAATGGCAATTTTAGGTGTAGATGACTTCAAGTCAAAATTAAGAGGTGGGGGTGCAAGACCCAATCTATTTAAAGCAACGATCAACTTTCCTACTTACGCAGGTGGTGATGTAGAACTTACATCATTCCTCTGTAAAGCAGCGCAACTTCCTGCTTCACAAATGGCATTCTTTGATGTACCATTCCGTGGCAGACAGTTGAAGATGGCAGGAGATCGTACCTTTGAACCTTGGACAGTAACCATTCTGAACGATACTGATTTCAGTACTCGTAATGCAATGGAACGCTGGATGAACGGTATCAATGGTCACCAAGCAAACACTGGTCTGGTTAATCCTGTAGATTACCAAGCAGATTTGATTGTTGAACAGTTGAACCGTGATGGTTCCACTTCAAAAACTTATAACTTCCGTGGTTGTTTCCCAACTCTCGTCAGTGCAATTGATGTGAACTACGAAACTAACGATGTTATCGAAGAGTTTACGGTGGAATTCCAAGTGCAGTATTGGGAATCTGACACAACATCCTAGAGTTAATCTAGTTATAGATAGAGGGGTAGGGAATTATCCCTACCTCTTTATTATAAAAAAGGTAAGTACATGGCAGAACAAGACAACAGTATTCTCAAACTGTTTGGTTTTGAATTAAAAAGACAAGACAAACCAGTTAAAGAGAAAGATAAATTAAAGTCTATTGTTGCTCCCACCGATGATGATGGTGCGGGGTATGTTACTGCGTCTGGTAGTCACTATGGTCAGTACATCGACATGGATGGGAACAAGGCAAAGGACAACCAACAACTTATCATCAAATACCGTGGGGTTGCACAACATCCAGAAGTAGATGCCGCTATTGAGGACATCGTAAACGAAACTATTGTAGGTTCTGAGCAAAATCAGTCTTGTGAACTTAATCTGGACAAAGTAGAAGCACCCGACAACATCAAAAAACAGATGACCGAAGAGTTCAATACCATATATTCTATGTTGAATTTTGGAGAACTAGGTCACGACATATTCCGTTCATTCTATGTTGATGGTCGTGTATATCACCATCTCGTAGTCAATGACTCAAATTTAAAAGCGGGTATCCAAGAAATCAGAACGATTGATGCCGCTAAGATTCGTAAAGTAAAAGAAGTAAAACATGACAAAGATCAGGCAACTGGTGCCAAGATCGTAAAAGAAGTCAATGAGTTTTACATTTATCAAGAGAAAGCAGGAACCAACCAAGGTGTAAGACTTTCTCCCGATAGTATTTCATATGTTTCCAGTGGTCTGTTAGACCCTAGCAAGAAACAGGTTGTGTCTTATTTACACAAGGCATTGAAACCAATCAACCAGTTACGCATGATGGAAGATTCACTTGTAATCTACCGTCTTGCTCGTGCTCCCGAACGCAGAATCTTCTATATTGATGTAGGTAATATGCCTCGCAATAAGTCGGAAGCATACATGAAAGACATCATGTCTAAGTATCGAAACAAGATTGTTTATGATTCCAACACAGGACAACTGAAAGATGATCGCAAGCATATGTCTATGCTCGAAGATTTCTGGTTGCCTCGTAGGGAAGGTGGTCGTGGTACTGAGATCAGCACACTTCCCGGTGGAGAGAATCTCGGACAGATTGATGACATCCTGTACTTCCAGAAGAGACTATATAGATCATTGAATGTACCAGTATCTCGTTTGGAACAGGAAGCACAGTTTACACTAGGTCGTTCAACTGAGATCGGAAGGGATGAAGTTAAATTCCAGAAGTTCATTGATAGACTGCGTAAAAGGTTCTCTGCATTGTTTACTGCAATACTCAAGAAGCAACTAATCCTCAAGGGTGTTATCACCGAACAGGATTGGGAAGAGTGGAAAGGGTTCATTACAGTAGACTTCCAGAGAGATAACCACTTTACTGAATTAAAGGATGCAGAACTGTTACAGAACAGACTGCAAACTCTTGATCAAGTATCTCAGTATGTTGGTGAATATTTCTCACGAGAGTGGGCAATGAAAAATGTAATGATGATGTCTGATGAGGACATCGAAGAAATGAAACAGCAAGTCGAGGGTGAGAACTCCGTTGCAGACGAAGATGAGGAAGTATGATGAGTGAAGAAAATCAAGAAGTTGAAACTGTAGAACCTACAGCAGTAGAAAATCTAATCAATCAGATCACTGATGGTGATTTGAATAATGCAGAAGGTTCGTTCCAGAGTCTTATACAAGACAAGATGGCAGATGCACTAGAAGCACAACGCATTGCTACTGCACAGGCAATCTTCAATGACCAAGACGATGACATCGAAGAGATTGGAGATGAAGAAGTAGAACTTGATGATGGTGAAGTTGAAGTAACTTCTGAGGAAGAACCCGAAGAAGTTGAAGTAGTTTCTGAGGAAGAACCCGAAGAAACTGAAATTTAGTTGTTTTTAAAATATCATTTTGTATAAATAATACTATGAAATCTTATAAACAACTCATTTCAGAATTAAATGAAAGAACAAAGATGCCGAAAGGTGAAGTTGTTCTTAATAAGAAAATCAATCGTATCCCTGTCAAGATAATCAATATTGGCAAGGGAACTTTACCATTTGTGGTTTTCATAGATGGTGACAAATTAGACGCATTCAAATCTTTGAAGGATGCTGAAAAGTCTGCCACCAAAGTAATAAAGGAATTAACCTAAATGAAGTTAATTACAGAGTTTACAGATAATAATACTCTTGAATGTCTCGTAGAGAAGAAAGAGGATGGTGAGAAGAAATACCTAATCGCAGGTGTTTTTGCTCAAGCAGACAAAAAGAATAGAAATGGTCGCATATATCCGAAGGCAGTTATGGAACCTGCTGTAGAGAGATATGTAGACCAACAAGTTAAAACTGGTAGGGCAGTGGGTGAGTTGAATCATCCAGAAGGGCCCACGGTAAACTTGGACAAAGTTTCACACCTCATCACAGAACTCAAATTTGAGGGAAATGATGTGGTAGGAAAGGCACAAATATTGGATACTCCGATGGGTAAGATCGTAAAGGGTTTACTTGATGGTGGTGTACAATTAGGTGTGTCAACTCGTGGTATGGGTAGTCTTGTGAATCAAGGTGGGGCAATGGTCGTGAAAGACGACTTTATTCTTAGTACGGTTGACATCGTACAAGACCCAAGTGCACCAGAAGCATTTGTTAATGGTATTATGGAAGGTGTTGACTGGGTCTGGAATAACGGCATTTTGAAACCGCAAGTAATTGAAAATATGGAGACTGAAATTAAAAACACTCCGAAAACTGTCTTATATGAGACAAGTGTTCGAGAGTTTAAGAATTTCCTCTCGTTAATTAAATCTAATATGTAAGGAGTCAATAATGACTGATGAAGCAAAAGTCGAAGTTGAACTTCACGATGAAGAAATTAACGACATTGTGGAAGAAACTCTCGAAGAGAAAGCAGAGGTTGCCAAAGAAGATAATTCCGAAGAAGATTCGGTTGCATCTGTCGATAAAGCAGCGGATGCAGTAAAGAAAGCACCGATTCCAAAAACGAAAGCGGGTATGATTAATGCTATGAGCATGGCGTTACATTCTATGAAAAAGGATGAACTAACTGCCTCATACGAAAGTATCATGGGTGAAGCACTTGAATCAGGAGAAGAAGCAATTGTGGAAACACAGGTTGATACTTCTGCTGAACTAGATGCATTAGTCGAGTCAGAGCAAACACTCAGTGATGAGTTTAAAGCAAAAACCGCTGTACTTTTTGAAACTGCTGTAAAATCGAAACTTTCAGAAGAAGTTGATCGTATCGAAGCACAGTACAAGGAAGAATTAGCAGAAGAAATCTCTTCTACTAAGGCAGACCTTGTTGAAAAGGTAGACAGTTACCTGAACTATGTAGTTGAATCTTGGATGGAAAGTAATCAAGTAGCAATCCAGAACGGTCTCCGTACTGAAATTGCTGAGACTTTCATGGACAAAATGAAAGACCTGTTTACAGAGTCTTACATCTCTGTTCCAGAATCCAAAGTTGACCTAGTTGACGAACTTGCTGAGTCCGTTGAAGAGTTGGAAACAAAACTCAACGAAACTACTCAGAAAGTGATTGACACTACTGGTGAACTGGAAGCATACAAACGTGATAGCATCATCCGTGAAGCATCTCGTGATCTTGCAGAGACACAGGTAGTTAAATTGAAGTCACTCGTAGAAGACATCGACTTTGAAGACGAAGATCAATTCGCCTCTAAAGTTAAGACTGTTGTCGAGTCATACTTCACCAAAGAAGTCGCAAGTAGTGAAGAAGTAGAACAAATCGTAGAAGATGCCGACAGTACTGTCGAAGTATCATCTGTGATGGAAGGATACCTCTCTGCTATTCGCAAACAAACAAAAACCCAATAATTAATTCGTACTAAGGAAATTAAAATGCAATCTTACGATAGTTTAATCGAAAAGTGGGCACCAGTACTAGATGAAGAGTCAGCAGGAAAAATCTCTGACAATCACAGACGTTCTGTAACTGCCGCTATCTTGGAGAACCAAGAAAAAGCAATCATGGAGCAGAACGCTGCTTCTCATGGTTTTATGACCGAAAACAACGCTGCTCCTGCTAACGCAACTGGTTCAGTAAACAACTTTGACCCTGTTCTTATCTCTTTGGTAAGACGAGCAATGCCTAACCTAATCGCATACGATGTATGTGGTGTACAACCTATGAACGGCCCAACTGGTCTCATCTTTGCGATGAAATCACGTTATCAAGGTGGTTCTACTTCTAACCGTGAAGCACTGTTCAACGAAGCAGAGACTCGTTTCTCTGGTGACAGTTCTGGTACTCACGATTCTGACAATGCTTCTGGTTTCAACGGCATTGATTCAGAAGGTGCTCGTTTAACTTCACTTGCCGCTGGTGGTATGCCTACTGCTGATGCCGAAGCACTTGGTCGTACTGGTGGTTCTGCGTTCAACGAAATGGGTTTCACCATTGAACGACAGACTGTTACTGCTAAGTCTCGTGCATTGAAAGCAGAGTACACTCTTGAACTTGCTCAAGACTTGAAAGCAATCCACGGTTTGGATGCTGAAACTGAGTTGGCAAACATTTTGTCTGCTGAGATTCTTGCTGAAATCAACCGTGAAGTTATCCGTACTATCAACAGTCAAGCAAAGACTGGTGCACAACAGGCAAATGTTACCTCTAACGGTATCTTCAATATGTCTAGTGACACTGATGGTCGTTGGTCTGCTGAGAAGTTCAAAGGTCTTGGTGTACAGATTGACCGTGAATGTAATGTGATTGCCAAAGAAACTCGCCGTGGTAAAGGTAATGTAATCATCTGTTCATCAGATGTTGCTACTGCTCTTGCCGCTGCCGGTACTTTGGACTATAGTCCTGCTATCAGCAACAACCTACAGGTTGATGACACTGGTAACACTTTCGCAGGTCTTCTGAATGGTCGTATCCGTGTATACATCGATCCATATGCCAACACTGACTATGTAACTGTTGGTTATAAGGGTCAGAACCCATATGACAGTGGTGTATTCTACTGCCCATATGTACCATTACAGATGGTTAAAGCAGTTGGTGAAGATGACTTCCAACCACGCATCGGGTTTAAAACTCGTTACGGAATGGCATCAAACCCATTTGTTGGTTCTACACCTTCTGACGGTCTTGCTACTGCTAAGACTAACCAGTACTACCGTATCTTCAAGGTGACTAACATCTTGACATAAGTCGGTATAAAAAATAGAGTGGGGGAGTATATCTAACTCACCAATTTTAAAGGGGTCTTTCGAGACCCCTTTTTTTTGTCTTATAAATAAGTGTGTTCACGAACTGAACATAGAAGTATGAGACGGTATTACCGTGGTGTCTGGTCATCCAGTAATCTAGAAACAGGAGAGTATTATGCGTTTTATTGCAATTGCATTCGCATTAGTTCTATCTGCTTGTTCAACTATCGATGCAACTATCGATGGTACTGGTGGTGTTATTAAAGGTGTCGGTTCTGATGTCTTTGGTGTGACCGCAGGTGTGTTGGATGTAACATCAAATTTAATTAAAGATGTTGCAGAAAAGACTGGCACAGATGCAACATCACCAGAAGGGGAATAGAGTGGGGGAGTATATCTAACTCACCAATTTTAAAGGGGTCTTTCGAGACCCCTTTTTTTATCCGAAGAACTCGTCTAGACTATTCTTTTCTGCTCTCGCAAATATATCGGGAGTGTTCTCTTTACCAAAGTACCAACAATTCTCGATATAGAGTTGATCGAAGTAACTCTGTAACTGTTCCTTGTCGAAGTTGCCATCCTCATCCTTGAACACAGATTTCCCTTGGGGTCTCTGCATAATACGCATACCTATCTGACCCTTGAAGTGTGGTCGAAGTAGGTCTACCAACTCACAACAGGATGGATAGACTTTGTTCTTGACCTTGGGGTTCATAATGTTGATGATCATGTGTCCTTGATCTGATAACGAGTCAAAGGTCTTTTGAGATACTGGGAGAAAGAAGTCATCCCTCCATCTCTCATATTCTCCAAACTTCTTCCATGACTGATTATCTTCATTCTCACCACCTTCATTATATCTCTCGGTAGCAAAATATGGGGGTGATGTAAAGGCACAATCAATGTCATTGATCTCATCCCAAGGCAAGTCCTCGGCACCACAGTTGTACATCTTGACAATCTTCTTCTTACCAGACATCTTTTCTAGGTAGGGTATCATCTCTTTGTATATTGCAAAGGTGTTTGGGTTAGGGTCACAACCGATATATTCTTCCGCATCTGATGCATAGAACCCTGTTAGTCGATCACCCCAACCCATCGAAGTATCAAGTACTCGTTTGGCATTAGTCATCTGGTAGATGGTCTTTGCCATAGATGGTTTAAACTGGGTAGCAATATAGGTGGCAAGACGAAAGGTAGAAACATACGAGTTTTGTTGCAAGGAACCACCGACTAACTTCTCTTTCTCATTTCCCTCTAGATCACGGACAACGACTTTCTTGACATCATTGATCCCTCTCCACATGGCACCAAGACACGCCCATATCTCGTGGGCAGTTCCCTCATTCCATACAGTAAGAGGTGCCTTGAATGAATAACTATTACACTGCCATCTGAGAGGTTTCATAAACCAATCGGACACATCATTATAGGGTCTGGCAGGAGCATCAATTACACCCAATCCCCATTTACTATAGGGGTACTTGTAATCGTCATACTTCTCAATGATCTCTCTATCTTGGTTATCTTGGTGGGTAACACCCTTCCATATATCATACTTCTTGAGTTTCCACCATGCATCATCCCTCCGTTTCTCGGTAACTTGATTGGCAGGGAAGGGAGGTCTCTCACGGAAGATATATTCGGCAAGAGTCAGTCTAAACTCTTCTTTTCCGTACTTCTCGGTAACATCAGTAAACTGGGTCTCATCCATCTTGGGTAGACCAGTACTGTCGGCACATTTGCCTAGAAGATCATATAATTCTTGATTCATAGGTTGAATTCCTCACTAGAACACCCATCATACAGTATATAGCGTAAAATGTCAAGTACTAATTTATTTCACTTTTTTTGAAAATAAGTGTTGACAAACCCTGCTACGGATGCTATAATACCCTTGTATTGATAATGAGAAAAGAGAGAAAATTATGACTAGATTTGATAAAGAAGAGTTCACTTGGGATGGTATGTACTTGATGTACCGTGGTAAACACACCGAGTCTGTGAATATGGAGGTCGCAAGTCCTAACTGTCACCCATCTTGGGTTGGTTTGCCCAAACCAGAGTTCATTGCCCGATTCAAGTATGGTTACAAACCATATAAGGCATGGATCAACTTCCTTGTCAAGAATGCTACTGTTGAGCAGTATCTTGAACTGTCTGACCATCAAAACAAGTTTTACAGTGAGAAGTACGGTTACGAGGTTAGTGGTTCTCCTGCCTATGCAATGGAAGCACTAGGTTACAAGGGTAAGAAATAATGGAGTACTTGCAAGAGGTCACTGATTGGGGAGAGCATAATGTCTCCAATCACACCTACATCGTGAACAAGCAGGGTCAACTTGCAGGATATATCAAGGTAGGTACTACCGAAGAGATCATGTTCAAGAAACCTATGAAACAATGGTCAAAGGCAAGAAGAAAGTTTTTAAAAGTGTCTCCCTTATAACAAAACGGTATTAGACAAAAGATGTTCTATGTTGTATAATACTTGTATTGAGAATGAGAACTGAGAGTGTGAATTATGATTATTTTTGAAAGAGATTTTGTCCGACTTGCCGAAGATTCCAGTTGGCAACAAGTAGTTGAGATTGTATTCCGTGATGAATACCCTACTGAGAGATTAGTGTTGGCAGATAACCGTGTGGTCTCTGCGACTTGGAAAGATATTGATGAGGTTCGTTCTGAAAACGAACACTACGAAGAGATTCAAAACGAACTGCGTGAGCAGGATGAGAGGCAATTATGAAAGTAGTAATTTACACACAATACCGTGAGAACTATGGTGCCCATGACTGGGATGGTACTGGGGAATGCCCACAGTACTGGAAGGACAAGGGAGGGTCTACCTATGTGGTAGAGGGTGTATCCGTTGAGGATGCACAATCCGAGGGGTACTATGATACCCTGTTTGATCTCGTATCCGAGAGCAACGAGTATGCCCAAGAATATGTTCTTGGTTCCGATCTCATTGATGATGTAGACTTCAAGGAGTCTAACATCTGTGAGCACTGGGAAAATCCAGTGTACATCAAGGTTGAGGGTGACAAGTTTGTTGCTACTCAAGCACATTATATGGAGGGACAACCTCCCCGAACTTGGGAATTAGGAGAACAAGTATGAAGTATGAAGTCCGTTTAGCAAACACTGGTCGTGAATGTTTGAAGTGGTACACATTTGATACTGCCAAAGAAGCAGTCAAGTTTGTGTTGAAACAACTGCACGAAGTTGGATTCACTGTTGATGGTAAGACCTACGAAGAGAAGTTCGAGGAAATCATCTGGGTTGGTAAGGGGAGAGTCATCAATGCATGATTATGTCCGATTGATCCAAAACGCAAAGGGTGCACGATCTCGTGCACAGTCTGAGTGGGGTAAAAAATACTGGTCTACTGTTATCCAGAAACTTCTGGTAAATATGAGAGAACAGGAAACTATACACTAAAACTCTTATAAATAGAGGTATATTATAAGAGGTTAGTTATGGCAATTACACCAACAATTACAACTCAGGTTTCCGATGCGGAACTGACAACCAATCTAAATTACCTACAACCAACTGGTTTTAAATTGGTTATCGATAGGACAAAGTATCCTAATATGGAGTACTTTGTTCAGTCTGTATCACATCCCGGTGCATCTGTTAATCCTGTAGAATTACCTGTCCGAAGAATCACATCTGTCCCCCTAGCAGGAGACAAGATAACCTTCACCGAAGTATCATTCACTATCATTCTTGATGAGGACTTGACATCATACACAGAGATGATGGATTGGTTGACTCGTATAGTCAATGATGGTCAGGTGAGTGGTCTGGAACGAGCAACTAAATTTCCTACATACTCTGACATTACACTTCATGTATTGTCGAGTCATAACAATACTACCAAGAAGATTGTATACAAAGACTGTATTCCAATTTCACTTGGTAATATTGAATTTACTTCTACAACAGGAGATGTTACCTATCTGACCTTTGATGCGTCATTTAGGTTCTCACAGTTTGAGATAATTTAACCCTATATAATTTTTTGTAATGGAGACAATATGATAGACTTAGAATCTGTTCTTGCGGAGTGGAAAGAGGACTCCGAAATTTCTAAACACCAATTAGACGAGACCTCTCGTGTTACCCCTGCGTTACACGCAAAGTATCTGGAGTACCTCTCGTTGACCAAACTGCGACTCAAGCAAGCAGAGTTCAAACAGAAAGTTCTGCTCAAAGACAAATACCTATACTACGAGGGTAAGATGTCCAAGGAGGACATTGAGACTCGTGGGTGGGCATATGATCCCTATGATGGGTTGAGTGCAACCACCAAGAACTTCAAGGAGTACTACTACGACTCTGACAAAGAGATTCAAGAGTCTGAGATTAAAATTCAGTATCTAAAAACGATTATAGATACACTTACAGAGATTGTTAATAGTCTCAATTGGAGACACCAGACCATCGGTAACATGATAAGATGGAGATCATTTGAAGCAGGACAGTGAGGAATTATGTTAAAAGAAATGAAAGAAACATTTAAAGTTAATAAAATTTATCAGTCTCGGTGGGTATGGTATCACACGATACTTGCGTTCGAGATATTCCTAACCAATATACTATTGATTGCTATTTTAGTCAAGATGCCGTGAGTATACCTAACACGATACGAGTGGGGTTGAAAGACAACTCCATGTTGCTGATTGATGCGGAAGCACACCAGATTCCCGAACTGCGAGAATACTTCTCGTTCTATGTTCCGGGACATAAATTTATGCCCGCTTTCAAGTCTCGTAAATGGGATGGGAAGATCAAACTTTTCAACCAAATCACTCGTGAACTCAATGTAGGACTCTATGCACATCTCAAGAAGTTCTGTGCAGACAGAATGTATCCTATTGAGTTGATCGACAATGACGAGTATGGACATCCAGAACAGAAGAATCATGTCCAACACCAGAACCTCATAAAGTTTCAGAGTGAACTGGATTTGCCATTCTCATTGCGTGACTATCAGTATGATGCAGTGACTCATGGTATCAAAGAGAAACGAGCAATCCTATTGTCACCCACAGGATCGGGTAAGTCATTCATCATCTATAATCTGATGCGGTGGTACACTGCAAACTTTAGTCAGAAGGTGTTGGTTGTTGTTCCGACAACAAGTCTGGTAGAACAGATGCACAAAGATTTCGAGGACTACGGATACGATCCAGAACTATGTCACAAGATATATTCTGGTAAAGAGAAGGTGACTGACAAGCAGATCATAATCTCCACATGGCAGTCCATATACAAGTTTCCGAAAGAGTGGTTCGAGCAGTTTGGTTGTGTGTTCGGTGACGAG